TAAAAGGATTGTGTGACATACACCGTTATTTGTTCGATGGGTTGTACAGGTTTGCTGGACAGGTGCGTACGTTGAATATAGTAAAGGGAAACTTTCGTTTTGCTAATTGTATGTATCTTGATGTGATGCTCCCAGTAATAGAAAAGATGCCGGAAACGAAATTTGAGGAAATCATTGCTAAATATATATGATTGTAGCCATATCCGAAGAATTGCTGTTTAAGCTAGTAGAATTTGCAGAAAATCTGGGTCGTAAAAAAGAACGGATCAACTCCTTTAAAGAATCTCAATTTATATCTCAAAATCAGGCACATATCCGGTATGGCAAAGGAAATGTTACTAAATGGGTAAAAGCTGGCATAGTGAAGAAATATAAAGATGCTGATGGAAAGTTACGTTCCGGCGTTCGTTATGATGTGCTTGACCTGGAATCAGCCGCTTTTAAATGTAATTATATGAAAGAACTTTCCCCTTTGGCAAAGGCTGAAATGAGAGAAATAATAAGCCCCGTTCCTTGATTGGTTCGGGACTTTTGTTTATACTTAGCCATTAAAACTATAATTTATATTCATCGTTCAGACGTTTTATGACTCTTTTTATTGTTGAGGCTGATAGCTTATGCTTGTTTGAAAGAAAGTCCCGAATTTCGGCTTTTTTTCGTCCTTCTGCAAGCATATCTCTATACTCATAGAACATAAAGATACATTATATCATCTGCGCTCACTCCGTTTCTGTTCATTGTAGCAAGTAGAAAGCGGCTTGATGCTAAAACCTCATATGCTTTCATCTGCTTTGGGAATATAAGGTAAGAAATCAAAGCCTTTAAACTCTTTACTGTTGATGGTATGAGTTACCTTTTGTTTATCAGAAAGACCTATAATTCGGGAAACTATATTGGGATTAAACGCACCAACAATAGCACCTTCTAATTGTTGTGTCCTGATGACATTCTCTATGCGTGTAATGACTACGGAAAAATCTTCATGACTACCTTTTTTAAAATCGTTCCAAAAGGACTTACTAACATCTAAATAAGCCATTAACCCGGTCAGAGAGTAAGGACGTTGTGTAGGGTTTTCTTCTTTTTCCTTTATTTCTCCTTTCGTTTTATTCTTGATTACTTTCCATGGAGTCCTGTCACAATAGGCAAAATACTCACAGGCTGCTTCCCACAACTGTTCAGGAGAAGCAAAACGCTTGCTTCTCCCATGCTTATTTCTCAACTTCCAAAATTGGTTTCCTTTAGGTGCAGACATAACTAATGTTCTTTTAATTGTTTGATTAAATCCGCTTCTTCCTGGTTCTTGACTACAACGGTCAATCCTGTAGAAACTTCTCCTGAATGCTCGGTGTTCTGTTTGTTCTTCCATCTATCAGGAGCAAGGTTTGTAAGAAGGAATATACCAGCTCCCACATTAGGCTCAACACGGACATTTTTTCTTACTTCCTTTTTCAACTTCTTTTTCTTGCCTTCCATATAGTATTCGGAAGAAACCTGTTCGTATTCATACCCAATGGCAGACCTTGCAAGGGAAGAAACAACATTGCGTTCTAACCCGTTTTTGAAATCTTCTTTCGCTTTTTTATAGCAGTTCCGAAAGTTTCATTTTCCATCCATCGGTAATAGGTACTCTTTCCGATTCCCATTACATTACAAAAATCAATAAGCTTTGTACCACCATAATCTATAAGCCCGTTCTCACATACCCAGTCAACACACTTTTGAATTATCTGTTCATTAAATTTTGCCATATCTTCAATAGTCTTTTATATTTAGTCATTAAATTACAAATCTCCTAGATGATCCAGAGCTTCGTCCGGTATTTCCATATTTATAGCCTCCTCCATAGAGATGGAATGTCCCAAATACTCTTCTAAAAGCATTTTTCTAGTTTGATTGGCCTGTTCGGTAATGCTCCGAATCTTTTCTTCTACATTTTCTTCCATGTCATTATAATTTTAAAAGTTTGCACTCGCATATATCATTCTCATTAGTCTTTATCTCTATGATAGCCAAATAACAGCCATATTGTGCTAGATAAACCGGTACATCCATCTCTAAATCTCGTAAATCGATACTGTTGAGACGGATATACTCGGTCACTACCTTTGCATCATTGATTAGTCCTTTGTACGTCTGGTAGTTATTTGCAATTAAGGTAGTCCATTCTAGCCCTTTGAATACTCCTTTTGTACCGTCAAGAAGCAATATTCGGGGATTTGTTTTATTGTATTGTAACTCCCCGTTTTCGTTGTAGGAATACATAGGGATATAAGCTACTCCATTCTTTGTATCGCAAGCGGAGAAAGGCAGTTTAATAGCATCACGTTCGTAATCTATCGTGGCATCATTGACCTGTATATTTCCATCGTAATCCCCTTTTACCTTATCATCTTCTTTATACCGGAATCTGTTATTTTGAGCTATATTGTCAAGAGTATATTTAAGGCTTCGTGGAGTTGCACTCCTATAAGCCATAATAACACGGTTAGTCCAATCTACAGCTTTAGATTTGTTTGCAGACAGATTATCGAAGGGAATAAACTTGATTCCATTTACGCCATCCGGTAAGGCAAACAGACCAACCATTGAGGCAATGGCCTTGATAAAGTCTATTTGTTTAACATCAGGAAGATTGGGAACTAAGGGAAGTTTCTCTCCAAAAAGAACTTCACCTCTAGCTGATAATGTAAGATTCAAATCGGTATATTGAGATGCCGTAGTAGTTGTATCATTCGTGTTTAACACAAAGAATAATGTATCTTCTTGTTTTAGTGATACTGTTGCATCAATGTTAAATCCTGCATTATATTGCTTATTGCCAATTTCCTGAAATGATGTCGGCTTTATAGAATGCACGAGAGATTCATTAACCCGTATTTCCAAATATACTTTATCGATATTACTTGGATTGTACGCCATTGTAAATGTTGTAAGAACAATCCCCTTTACTTTAGTATTTACTGAATCATGGGAAGATGAAAAACCTCTAGTTGTTAATGTTCTAAAAGGTGATACAGAAGATTGATATGTAAATTCCCTTATATTTCCGTACTTAAGTTGAGTACTATCTCCATTGAATTTGATATTAAGACCTATATTTCCGGATAATTGGGTACTTCCTCCTGTTAATTGTTCCCTGGATACTCCATCTCCTGTAAAATTGATTCTATATTTGTCATACAATTTTTGTGAATCATTCCTTGTCAAAAGAGGAATAATCATTCTGTTTATAACAGTAAGTTTTTCAGAAGGAAAATTAAACGTCACTCCGCTTTGCTCCTGAATCTTGTCTAAAATCCATTTCACAGTAACTACAGGATGATACCACACGTTCGGATCACCGGAATTGAATCCGTAATCAATAAGAGGAAACTGTACAGAATTGCTTCCTTTATTATTCCACACTACCCAATCTACTCCCTCTTCTGTTCCATATTCCAAATCCGTTAGCTTCTTACCATCGTTTACCACACCAGCGAAGTTAGTGACATTACCCCAAGTTAAAGCTATCTCTATAAATTCTCCGGTTTCAAGTAATACTACAATTGCATCTTTGATTATCTCAATACCATTTCGCAATAATGTACCTTTATGTTTTAGATAAGGATAACGGCTCGTTGAGCTCGGCATGTGAGAACACTCAATCAAAGCAAGATTTCTCGCTGTTTTCGGTAGCTTGATAGTATAGCTGCTATTACTTACGATCTTACTAATATCGGTTAGCAAATTACTTTTATAACTCAAAGTAATATCCGTTTTACCTAGATCAACCTTTGTATTATTGATGTATAATTCGTCTCTTATCATAATCATATTTTTATTTATGCCGGGTAGATCGTCCGAAGCAGACCTACCCGGTATTGGGTTATACAATCTTTGCCAACACTTTAATTAACTCTTTTGCTGATTCGTTAGTCAGACATACGGAGATGGTTCCATCCTCCGCAATATCGTCCGCCTCCAGATTACCGATCTCGAAAATTAGTTCATCGATATGTACGCCATCTTCTTTGGCATGATGAACGGAAAAATCGTATCCTGAAAAGTTATGTAATGACATCCCGTTTTCCGCTACTCCCCTCGTGCTAAGTTTTAGTAAGCGGATTGCCAAATTAACGGCTTCTTCCTTACTGATACTACATACCAAATTGTTATCTTCTGTCAAATCTGATTCAGGATCAATTTCTCCAAAAAGAAAAGTAATCTGTTCGGGTAACCTTTCCTTTCCCTTGTGCGTAATGGCGCACGGTGATGTCTTTTGTACACTGAAATTTAAACCGTCTTGGTTCTCGATCGAATAAACTTTTTTTCTCATAACGTTAAAAATTAAATTGGTTATTAAAATATTTGTTCTCTAATTTTTTTGCAACGATTAGACAAACACCTATCCGGTAATACTTTTCCTCGCTTGATGGACGTTTACTTGAATGGTTCTTTTTAAAATTAGCCTACGAAGGTTTTATAAACCCATTATCTAAATAATATCTCGCTTGCTCATATTTGGGGAATGTCAAAGCCCAATAACCAAAGGCATTGTTACCGGGATAGCTAACATAGTTAAACCGTTTATTTATCTTGCGTTTAAACACTTCATAAACGATTGCTCCTCCTGGGAATATACGTTTGTATAAGTAAACTTCAGTTTGGGGATTATATCCGATTTGGATAAATCGCTCTTTGTTCTTAATAAACTCTTTCTTTAATTCTTTAATTGCTTCCATAACTTTTAAATGTTGCTCTCGCTCATTTTAAGGTGAGCGAAAATGATAATCTATTCTTTTTGGTACTCTTGCTCATCTGACAGATGAAAGTGATTTTCGCTCGCTTTATTTTGGCTAAATATATTTTTTTGCTCGTTTATCTCTTCCATACCAAACTCTACTCTCGGATTCCGTCGGTCTATCCGTTTCTCCGCATGAATCTCAAAACATAGGCTGTCGTTTGTAATAGCCTCCACCATTTGCAAGCAATCAAGGATCGTTTTTAGAGCATTATCCAGGTCGAAGCGAATATTTCCATGCCAAACACGAATAAATAGCTTGAAACGACCGGAAATGCGCTTTCCTCGATACTTCTTGCATTGTAGGCAGAAGGATTTCTCATACTCCCTGATTCGGTCGTTTTTGATGATCCGTTTCTGGCCGTCTTTGCCCGGTACGGCTTGATAGTTATTTGCTTTCGCTATCACTTGCCCGTATATTATTTCTATTTCCATACTCAAACGTTATATGTTATTTGCCGGGAAACTCCTATCTCTTTGGCATAAGCCATTATTTCACCAATATTCATACCTTTCTGTGTATGCCGTTCTCGAAGAAGAACGTCCGCCACGTCCCAGTTATCCGGTAATCCTTCACATATCCGGCTAACTGTTACATCTATTCCGGCGCTGTGCAATATTTCGGCTTTTTCTTCCCATTTTGCCAACATTCCACTATCAGGATATAAAACTACTCTTTTGCCTGATAACGGCTTGAAAACGGCTGTTTCCGTCCATTTGCATCCGTTACAGCCTCCCGTTGCTATCCAAGTGATTTCGGGCATCAAAATAGAGCATATAAGGGCTGATTTCTCACTTTCAACAATTCCTATCCGGGATGAGGTTTTTATTAAATGGCAACCGAAGAATGTTTGCTGAAGATTAGCCTCATAGTTTTTGAGAAGCGTTTTCCCGGCAAACCAAATCTTATCCATCGGTCGAGTATCTGGAATATACTTTTGCGCCTTATCGCTCCACATCTCCGCCCGGTCTTGTTTTTTCATCCGTTTTCCCGTATTGGGATTATAAGCCATAACCTTTAGTTGGCATAATTTGCCTTTTTCGTTAATCTGTGGAAAGGTGGTAGATAATCCGTCATTGTTTCTCCAGTGACGAGATGTCCCGACATTATAGAGATCAAATACCCGGTTTGCCTCAACATCTCCGAACTCTTTAGACATAAACCGGAATAGATTGTTTCTGTCTCGGTGTGTATCTGTTGCCAACAACGAAGAAGGTAGATAAGATACGGGAATTGCTTTAGGTGGTTCCGGCTGTTTCCATGTGGTAAACTCATTTCGTTTATCGGCCGGGTGTGCCTTGAAATATTCCGAAGGTGTCAGATGATAGCCGCAACGTTCCCGGTTGCAACGTCCGCACGATTCATCAATAGGAACATTCCTTTCATCAACATAATAAGTAAATTCTCCTTTATGTCCGCATTGCGGGCAGGTGTGGCGGGTGCTCGTTCCTGCGTATTTTTGTAGGTGATATGTATGTTCACTCATAAATCAAAATCTTTATAAATTTATGGCACCGTATTAATAACCGTATTTTTACCGTCTACCGTCCTAACCGTATTCACCCCCTTCTATAGAAGGGGTGATGAGTACGGTAAAAAAGTACGGTACGGTAACGGTTATTAAAATGGTAGTGTATCATTAGCTTTTTCAATCTTTGGCAGGTAATAACAGCCTACCTGATTTTTGATAATATATCCATTCTCTACCGCTTTCGTAACATTCTTTTCTGCCGCTCTTTCTTTCACTCCAAGATGTAACATTAGTTTCTGTCTTAAATCCGAATAGGTTATAGTTGCCGGATATTGAGGCATGATGCTTGATAAAGTCTGTTGTAGTTTATCCGTTTTTGCTTCAATGGGTATGTATTCAGCTTCAACGGGAAGCCCTTCCAAAACCATAAATGCAAAGTCCATCGGTCGCATATCTCTAGTTTTAGCCCATTTGCACAACGTTACATCTCCTTTAGCCTCCGCAAAAATTGCTGTTTCGCACTTCCGCAAAGCTTCCGATCCAAGATGTCCCCGGGCCTTTTCACTTCCTACATTGGCGTGAATGACTGTCAGAACGTGGCAATCATATTCTTTTGTAAAAGCCATCAAATCATTAATTACAGACGTTGATTGCTCCGAACTGTTAGGGTCGGCTATTAGATCACTAACTCCATCAAGAACGACAAAATCAGGATGATATAGATTCATGCACGCATAAAAGATTTTATGTCTTATTGGCGGCTGATACTCTCTCAACATGTGAATAATGATATTATCTGAATTGATGTTAGTTGGAAGCCCTGCAATGCGGTGTAGTCTCCGCCCGATCTTCGCCACGTGCCCCGGTGCTTGCTCCGTATCAATCCAAAGTAACTTTCCAGATCCGTTCGGGTTGTCTAATCCCATACACCCGTTTTCATTCAGGAACGCCCCGGCAATACCGGAACATAGAAAACTCTTTCTTGCACCGGGTAAACCAATAACGAAAGAAAAATTCCCCCGGGTACATACAGGTAGGTTTCCTTTTGATACGAGCATTTGCGGATCGGGTATATTTTGTGATAAGTCCAGGCGGCTACATTGAATAGCATCCATTATATCGGATGGAATCTCAATCACAGGCTTTTCAAATTCGCTAACAATCTGTTTTATTGCTTCACTCATTGCCATTAACCTCCCAATCAATAGACATTTGCCGTTTATCCGGCTCTAACCAATATAGTTTTCTTCTATCGTCCA